TTACATACTTTCTAAAATTTTAGTTGTTTTTTTGTCCTCTTCATTAAATTTTTCTTCTAACAAATGAGAATACACGGATGTAGTTATTGCTATATTTTTATGACCTAATCTTTTAGAAATGTAATGTATAGATACACCTTTTGCTAGTAAATAAGAACAATGAGTGTGTCTTAATGCGTGCGATGTAATAATTGGTATATTATTGACTCTACAGGCTGATTTCAAAGCATTATTGATAGCCTGAAGGTTAATTATAGATCCGGCTTCTTTGAAAATGTAACCATCATAGCTAATTGCAAATGTACTTATGACGTCCATAATGTGTTTCATATCAGATTTAGCGATACTGATATATCTAGGGGAAGTATCGGTTTTTCGCTCGTCAATAAATATAGTGTTTTTCACTTGGTTGATATGCTCAATCTTTATATTTCTTGCACCACTGACACGACAACCCGTACAAATCATTATGAATAGCGCTAATGATGAACGAGTTCTCTTCTTTCTGACGTGATCTTTTAGTATTTCATATTCAGTTACCGAGATGAATTTTTCTTGTTCTGACTTCGTAGGTTTTCCGGCTTTATAATTAACTTTATAAGCGGGGTTTTTAAAAATAAGTCCATCATATAATGCGTCATCTAAAGCTGACCGAATAGCACCGTTTGTTTTTCTTATAGTTTCTTTTGCGTGTTCTTTTGAATGGTCGTTTATGAATTTCTGATAAACTTGTCTATTTATCTTTGATAACTCCATTTTACCTATTTTATGTTTTTGTATATGTTGTAATGCATTTCTATAATGACGGTAGGTATTTTCTTTAACAACAGGTTGTTTATACGTTTTAATCCAATTTTCGAAGTATTCTTCAAGAGTTATATAGTTATCTATATTAAAACCACTTCTTAACTCATTTAACTTGTCTAGTCCAGCAGAATTAGCTTCACGCTTTGTTCTAAAACCTTTCTTACGGTATCTTTTTCCTTCATGCTTAAACTCATATTGCCATTTTTTACCATCGTAACAACGTGTTTTCATGTGTTCCCTCCTCAAAATTGGCAAAAAATAATAAGGGTAGGCGAGCTACCCGAAATTTCGCATTATAGATAGGTTAGTGACAAAATACATTTTTCGTCTAGATTAACCGTGCCTCTTAGATTATTAATATTTTCGTTTAGATGTTTTTCAGAAACTTTAGCAACTTCATAATCGTTCATGTAAAGTGTTTGGTTTTTTATTGTATAATTAAGTAATTCATAATCTTTGTATACTTCTTTTACTTTATCTATATCAACATTTTCAAGAACAAGTTTTTTTATGTTATTATAATTAAAGTTTTCCATTGTTTTCCTCCTATAATAGCTTATCTGCAATCATCACAGCTAATAAATCGTTTTGTCTTATTGCTTCTAATTTTAAGTTGAATATTTGTGTGACATATTTATCTGAGTCTCTAGGTACTTTATTAATTGTTTTAGAAAAGTTGTTTAACCATTCGATTTTATCTTCATATTTCATTTTACTATTTGCAAAATTCTTTTTCTGACCGTGTCTTAAAAGTCTAGTTGTATACTTCCCGGCAAGTTGGTGTCTTTTTTCTTGGTTTTTATAAATTGGACTTTTATAAATAGCTTTATAAATTTCGTTTATAGTAGCAAAATATTGATTTCCTGTACTTTTATTTACTGACAAATGATTGCTAGACTCGAAATCGTTGACTACAATATAGTATTCATAGTCGGTTTTTATCGAGTAATTTTTCGAATTCATCAAAAATTCTATAGTAAATAATTGGTCTTCAGCAGTTTTAGAGAATGTTTTGAATTTTATCTTGTTTTTATCTATAACACTTTTTTTAAACATTTTTAGTACTGATAAAGCATAAAAAATACTATTATCAATAATATCAGCTTTCGCTACATTTCCTTTCTCAAATATAGCTTTAGGAACACTTCTTCCTTTACCTTCAACTCCATATTTTCCAATTATTAAATCGCTATTATTTTCTTTGCCGTAATTATATAAATCTTCTAGTGCTCTTTCGTGAAGTAAATCATCAGAATCTAAAAAGAATACATATTCAGCTTTGCTCATTTTTAAGCCTGTATTTCTAGGTACGCTAGCATTTCCACTATTCTTTTTTAATTGTTTAAAACGAACTAATCCTTTATATTTTTTTATAACATTCAAAGTCTCACCATTGTCATTTGAATGATCATCAATAATAATTAATTCGTAATCAGTACTCTTCATTGTTTGATTTAATACAGAACTAATGGTTCTATGTAATTTTTCGCCGTTATTGAATGTTGGCATTATAACACTTACTTTTTTCATTTTCATTTCTCCTTTGCTTACTTTATATATTAAAGCGCCACATAGGCGCTATTAATCAATACGTTTTCACACTAGTAGGCGTTTTTTTGTTTAGTAAAATCATAATGAATCTTCTTTGGTTAACTTATCGCCATCTAATTTTTGTGAAATAAATTCCAAGTATTTACGCGCATTATGTGACGATAAATCTTTAGGTAACTCATAAGTGAATGGTTGATTACCACTAGTTAAAACTTCATATACTATAGTTTCTTTTTTTATTTTGCAATTTTTTATTTTCATTATAAACTTCCTTTCAAACACTGCTGAAATAGACGTCTTTTTCAAATAAGCATGATTAATACTTCAATTCTTTAATCCACATATATTTAAAAGTGAGGTAGTAGGTAATAAATATAAGACTTAAAGTTAAGATTGCTTTTTTCATGTTTCATAATTAAAACCTCTGTAAATTTAAGGTTAGTATTATGAAATAATGGATTGGTTTATTCTTTAGTACTAACTTCGTAGTAAATTATATAGTTCGCTAAATTGTATTTATCTACTATATTTTTGGAATAAACAATTTCCTTTTCTTTCTTCAGTAAATTATAAAAATCTACATCATTTTCGTTAGCTGATTCTATTTTGGTGATATCAGATTGTCTAACGATTCTTTTAGATCTGTCAAGGTATATAAATTTCCCTGATTTAGAATTAGTCTTTTTATTCACACCGACGTAAATTGAAAGTAATATACTTTTTCCAAAAACAGCATCGCTGTGATTATGGTTTTCATCTTCTATAACTAAGAATACATGTTTTTTTGTAAAAATTTTTTTGATCATCGTTATTATTCCTTTATTAAATTTATTAAGTCTTCTTCATTTAAAAATTGAATTTTTGCACCATTTCCAACATATTCTCGAGCTTTTCGTTGTTTTGAAACTAGTCCGTTCACATCTTTATATTTATCATCTTGAACACCTTCGACTAAAATATCTGTTTTTGCAGTTACGTCACTTCTGATATAAGCTCCTTTCTTTCTAGTTAATATCATTAAATCTTGTTTTTCAGTGTCAAAATTACCTGTAAAAACAACATTTTTATCTTTTAAAATAGGGATTACACTTTCCACTTCTATTTTATTAATCTCAGATATTTTCATATGAATTTTTTGAAATCCTGAATCGAAAAGTTTAGTTGGAGAGTTAGAATATTTGCTAAATCTAATGTATTGCTTAGGCATATAATGTATTAATTTTAATACACTATAATGCTGATTGTTTTTAGCGAGTGATATCAACATCTTCGATAAAGCTAGCACGTCAAATTTAGCAGAATGTAATTTTTCTTTATCGATATCATATAAGCTACACAAATTTTCTAATTTAAAACTAGAGATTGCGTGGAAGCTTCTAAAGATATTTATACTATCGACATACATGAAGTTTGGAACAGGTAAGTCATAATAATTATTAGTATTTTTTAATACTGAAATATCAAAAAGTGCATTATGAGCAATAATTAAATGTGATTCTTTTAAAAGATAGAGAATTTCTTGGTAAATATCTGGATATTTAGGTGCTTTTAATATGACATCTTCAGGTATTTTATGTATTTTAGCGTTTTTCAAGTTATATCTATTATTAGGAGGATTAATATAAGATGAATAAACTTTTACTATTGATAAATCCTTAATTAAAGATACAGCAACTTCGCAAGGGCTGTTCATATGTTCATTCATAGTTTCAAAGTCTAAGACTGCAATATCATATTTTTTCATTTGCAAGTGCTCCTTTTATAAAATAACTTTTCCAATTAACCTCACACTTTCATTTCTATAAAAGTGTAGATCGTCGTAATCTTTATTTAGTGAAACTAGAGTCAATCTATCATCTTCAACAAAGACTTTCTTAACATACGCTTCTTCTTCAATGATGAATATACCAATTTGTCCATTCTTTATATTGTGAGTTTTCTCCACAAATATGATTTCGCCATCTTTAAACATAGGTTCCATAGAATCACCATTTACTTTTAACGCTAAATCGTGTGTGGGGATAGGTCCTTTAACCATTTCAGTAAATAGCGTTTCATCGTGTAAACGTTCTCCTACACCAGCAGAGACGCAACCATTGACGTTAACTGGAGTTTTCTCCTGTTTATATGAATTAATATCTACAACGTTATCTCCTTTAGAATTCTGTTCTTCCAATTGTTCATTTGCATAGTTAAGTACGTTTTCTTGGCGGGGAGGTGTGAGTTTGTTGTATATGGAAGTGATGTCGTTATCGTCTTTGTATGTAGTATCTATGTCGCTTTTACCAACCTCGAAAACATCAGCTATCCTTTGTATAACGCCGTGAGAGGGGTTGGAACGTAAATTTAAATAATCGCTTAAAGTAGATGGTTTTATGTTAATGAGTTCAGCAAGTTTCTTTTGAGACATATTTGAATCGTTGAGAAATTTTCTAATGTTTTTGGCTATAATAATATTTCTTTCTTTGTTCATATTACTTACCTCCTTTTTTTCTTATTATACGAAATTTTCATATCATAGTAAAGTTTTTTACGAAAAAAACGTATTTAATGTTGACAATACGAAAATTTCGTATTTACGAACGATAAAAAGAAATCAATTATTTTAGCATTTAAAGAAAAACAAACATCTTAATAGGAGGAATAACAAATGAACATTCAAGAAGCAACGAAGCTAGCGATGGAGAAAGGAATAAGTATAAGGAGAGAGAATCAAGATGTGTAGGGGATATTACCAACTAATTTGCAGCGTTATCAATGCCTAGTCGTATCTAGACACTATAAGAAAAAAAGACAAACCGCCGCCGGAAGGTGGCAGCCTAGCGCAGACGATTTAATAGCAGATGATTGGATTTTAGATTATTAATTTTTTCAAATCTCTAATTAAACCCATAAGTGTTTTGTAATCTTTTTTGGATTCTGATTCTGAGTAGGCGATACCTTCTCGAGAAAGAGCCATCTCAAGAAAACCGCCATCTTCAGCAGAAGCAATTACAAAATCTCTATGCTTTAATTCAAGAACTGCATCGATATAGTCTTCAAAATTAAAACCTAAAAAGAAAGCGTTAAATGAGGATTCATCACTACCGAAATAAGATGCAGAATGTTTAGACATACCTTCGTCAATTCTACCAAGGTAAATTGAATAAAGTTGTAAAAGGACAAATTTAGCTTCATCAGTCATAAGTCATTCACCTCCTTAATAGGAGTATAGCAGAAAGGAGCACAAACAATATGCAAGCATTACAAACAAAATCGAACATAGGCGAAATGTTCAACATACAAGAAAAAGAAAATGGAGAAATCGCAATCAGCGGTCGAGAACTTCATCAAGCATTAGAGGTTAAGACTCCATACAAAAAATGGTTTGAAAGAATGAGTGATTACGGATTTGAAGAAAATATCGATTATATAGTCACGGACATTTTTGTCCATAACCCACTAGGAGGTCGTCAGAATCAAACTGACCACGCACTCACACTAGACACTGCAAAAGAGATTGCAATGATTCAACGTAGTGAACCTGGCAAACGTGCAAGACAATACTTCATCCAAGTTGAAAAAGCATGGAATAGCCCAGAAATGATTATGCAACGTGCTTTAAAAATTGCTAACAACACAATCAATCAATTAGAAACAAAGATTGAACGTGATAAACCAAAAATTGTATTTGCAGATGCAGTAGCTACTACTAAGACATCAATTTTAGTTGGAGAGTTAGCAAAGATCATTAAACAAAACGGTATAAACATCGGGCAACGCAGATTGTTTGAGTGGTTACGTCAAAACGGATTCCTTATTAAACGCAAGGGTGTGGATTATAACATGCCTACACAGTATTCAATGGAACGTGAGTTATTCGAAATTAAAGAAACATCAATCACACATTCGGACGGTCACACATCAATTAGTAAGACGCCAAAAGTAACAGGCAAAGGACAACAATACTTTGTTAATAAGTTTTTAGGAGAAAAACAAACATCTTAATAGGAGGAACGAACAATGCAAGCTCAAAACAAAAAAGTCATCTATTACTACTATGACGAAGAATGTAATAGACGACCCGTTAATATTCAATACAACGATGGCTACGACTTAATGATAGACCAGCGTTTTATTGAAATGACGCTTGAAAGACATCCGCATTTAAAAAATAACTTTTATGGATTAATAGATGGAAAAGAATTTAAGTTAGATTAAATTTTTGTGTTAGATAATTAAAAGCTAATTTGCTTAGCAATGTTACGGACATACTAGTGGTTTTGTTTGCGACTTTTTTAACTTCTTTCCAAGTGTGATTGTCTCGGATATTATCTAAAAATTCATGCCCTGACCAAGTTATATCGTTAATTGTATAACCATAAATATGTCCATCTTCCCAACCGAATTTAACACTAACATACTTTGCTTCTTCCAGTTTTAATAATGCATACATTACAGTTTCAAAATCATATTTTCCAAATACAACATTATCTTTGAAATTGTATTCGGTGAGCGGTTCACCAATCTTTTTATTAGTTTCAATTTCTAACAAAAGATGTCTAACACAATCATGATCTAATTTCATACTTATCACTACCTTAGGTTGATAACAACATTATACACGAAAGGAAAGATAGAAATGCCACATATTTTAAACGTAACAGTTCCAATACCTGAAACACACGTGCTTATCACAAAAGATGAATATGAAGAGTTAATAGCTTACTCATTAGACCCTGTATGGAACATGAGCGACTTAAAGAAGAAATTAAAAATTGCATCTGATGAAACAATCAAAGACAGGTTATTATTTCACCCTAGACTCGAAAAAGAGTTAAGAGCACAAGGTATCGTACATTATCCTGATGAGAATTTTAATCGTTGGAGGTTTAACGCAAGAAGGATGCATAAGTTTGTAGATGAACATTTTAATGAGATTTACAAAGGAGGGCACAACAAATGAGTAAAACTTATAAAAGCTACCTAGTAGCAGTACTATGCTTCACAGTCTTAGCGATTGTACTTATGCCGTTTCTATACTTCACTACAGCATGGTCAATTGCAGGATTCGCAAGTATCGCAACATTCATATTCTATAAGGAATACTTTTATGAAGAATAAAAAAACTGCTACTTGCGCCAACAAGTAACAGTAACAAACATTTAAGAAATAAAATTCAAGTTAAATATAAAACGAAAAACGGAGGAAGTCAACCATGACTAAAAATTATAAAGACATGACGCAGGAAGAAATAAAAGACTTATTATCTGAAAAAACGGCAGAATTGTATGAATTAGCGAAAGAAATTAAGGGAGAAAGTAAATTTGATATTTTGCTTTTCTCATCAATAGGAGTTATCGACGGAGATTATTTAGCAGGTTCAAGTTCTGTGATTGGTCATACTTTTGATCTTGCTTACTTATTGGATAGCACTAAGAGTTATAAAGATATTGTCAATGTTCTCCAAATGTGTAAATCACAAAAAATTCTCGGTATAGATGACGACAAGGAGGACTAAAACAATGTATTACAAAACGGGTGACGTATGTCGAAAAATATTTAATGTAGATGGCTTTGATTTTCAATTAAGAGTTAAGAAGCGAGCATATAGTGTCGAAATAGTCGTTTTAGATCATGAAGGAAATTCAATTGACGGGCTACTAGTTTCTGACGAGAACGATCTATACACAGCTTTAGATATTTTGAAACAAAGTATTTATGAATGGATTGAAAATAACATAGATGAACAGGACAGACTAATTAACTTAGTCATGAAATGGTAGGTATAAGCATGAGAGATACAGAAAGAAATATATTGAATATTTTTAAGACATTATTCGACGAATATACTTTGTCAAACCAACGAGCATTATTGGAAATTGAACGTAATCATCACGGATACTTATCGATTAATTTCTTGCACTATCACGACAGTTACAAAACAAACAATAAGCTTGTGCAGATACATGAAATCAATCCAGATAGCCATGAACGAATAAAAAATTTAATTATCGAGGTGCTAAGAGGTCATCGGAAGATTAAAAAAGGAGCATGAGGATGGAAATAAAAATAAATAAGTTAACTATATCAAACTTTGCTGGAATCAAAGAAGAAAGCTTTAACTTTAACGGCAAAGACACAAAAATATACGGCAATAATGCGACTGGTAAGACTACGACTGCAACCGCATTACAATGGCTGCTTTTCGATAAAGGTTTGGACGGATCAACCAAATCATTTAACCCTGTACCTTTAAACGAAAAAAACGAAGAAAATTATGAGTTAATTCCGACTGTTTTCGCAGAATTTGAAATCGACGGAAAAATAACGACTTTCAAAAAAGAGTCACATCCTAAATACACAATAAATCAAAAGACGAATCGCAAGGAATACTCACGAAGTAGAACAAAGAAACAATATATCAATGATGAATCAATAAAAGTAAAGGATTATAAAGCTCGTATTGATGAACTAATTGATGAAGATGTATTCAAGTTGATTACAAATCCCCAAGCATTTAATTTACTCGATTGGAAGAAACGAAGAAGTTTGTTATTTGAAATTGCAAAACCAATTAATGATGAGGATGTCATTAAAACAAATAACGACTTTAAAAAATTAAATAATATTCTTGGTGATCATGAAATTGAAACAAAGAAAAAGATTCTTACTGACAAGATAAAGCAGATTAACAAAGACATCAAAGATATTCCGATACGTATTAATCAAACACAACAAAATAAGCAGGATGTACCGGAATTCGATAATGATAGACACACAATCATAAAACAAGAAATTGAGCAACTTGAAAATGAGCGTATAGATATTCAAAACGGTGCAGAAGAAATTAATTTGCGTAACCAATTAGCTGATAAACAATCAGAATTGAAGCGCATAGAAGCTAATAATAGCGCCAGTAATGAGAACAAAATACATGCTTTAACAAATGAGCTACACGTTGAAAATGGAACGGTTGCGAATCTTAAAACAAGATTAAAGCAAAACAAACAACAAATTACACATGAAGAAAATCGACGTAATCAATTATTAGAAAATCATAAAGGATTAAAAAGTGATTTAGAAAAAGCTAAAAATCAAAAATTTGAATATCTTGATGACAATGTATGTAGTTGTTGTGGTCAACAGTTACCAGCTGAACAAGTGAGTGAGGTAAGAGAAAAAGCATTGCAGAAATTCAATGCAAACAAATCGAAAGAATTAGAAACAATACAAACATCTATCAATCACATTATTTCAGAGGGCAAGAAAATAAAGCCAATTATCGAGAAATTAGAGGATGACAACAATAATTTACAAATTAAAATCAACGAAGCAGAAGAGCGTTCAGCAAGAATACAAAACAAAATTAATAAGTTGAAAATAACTCACGTTGACGTTACGCAAACTGACGAATACAAAGCAGTAATGTTAGAGATAAATGAGATTAATCAAAAACGCTCTAACATCAGGAAAACTATTCAAGATAAAGTTTCAGGAATAGATGACAAAATAAGCGAGCTTACTCAAGAAAAATCAGAAATTGAAGTGTCAATATCAATCGAAAAATCAAATAAACATCTAGATGATGTTATTTCTGAATTAAGAAATGAAGAAGACAGATTATTGGATGAAAAAGAAAAGTATTCACATGACCTTTATATCTTAAAAGAATTTACAACAACAAAAGTCAAAATGCTTACTGAAAACATCAATAACGAATTTGATATTGCTGAATTTAAGCTATTCAATACCTTAGTTAACGGCGAATTAGAAGAAACATGTTCAACAACGGTTAATGGTGTCGAGTATGACAGCGGTTTAAATAACGCCTCAAGAATTAATGTTGGCTTAGATATCATCAACACACTATCAAAACATTTTAAAGTTACAGCGCCAATATTTATTGATAATGCTGAATCAGTAACAGAGCTTATCAAAACAGAATCACAACAAATTCAATTGATAGTAAATGAACAAGATAAAAAATTAAGAATGGAGACTATATAAAATGACGAATGAATTACTATTAAAAAACAATAAAATGGGCGACAACGTTCTATCTAGAGTTAAGACATTAGAAGCACAAGGAGATTTACAGTTTCCTGCAAACTATTCGCCTGAGAATGCAATGAAGTCAGCAATGTTACAACTGCAAGAATTAAAAGGATCTAAAAAAGATGGTTATAAACCAGCGCTGGAATTTGCAACTTCAACCAGCATAGCAAACGCCTTAATGGACATGGTTGTACAAGGTTTAAATCCTGCTAAGAATCAAGGCTATTTCATTATGTATGGCGATAAGGTTCAATTCCAAAGAAGTTACCACGGAACAATGGCAGTAACTAAACGTGTAGCAGGCGCAGAAGAAATTAATGCAGAAGTCATATTTGAAGGTGACGAAGTTAAGTATAAAACTAAAAACGGAAAAATTGTTGAACTTGAACATACACAGTCTTTTGGTAACAGAAACACACAAAACATTATCGGTGCATATGCAACAGTTGTATTTAAAGATGAAAGTAGAAATTACACTGAAATCATGACATTTGAAGAGATTGAAGAAGCGTGGAAGCAATCACAAATGGTTTATAACGGTGTATTTAAAGAAGACGGTACACACAGAAGATTCCCTCAAGAAATGGCTAAAAAGACTGTAATAAACCGTGCATGTAAAAAGATTTTAAACAGCACGGATGACGCTAGTCTTTTATCAAATCAAATTAAAGAATCTGAACAACGTCAACGCAAAGAAGTATTGGATGCAGAAGTTGAAGAAAATGCAAATCAAGAACAATTGGATTTTGAACCACCAGTTTTTGAAGAAGCACAATACACAGAATTAGAAAATGAAAAACCTATTGATGTATCTGACTTTGAAGAAATAAAAGAACCTGCAACAGAAAAAGAAAGCGAAGAAGAGCCATTTTAATTGAAACAATAGCAACTGGTTCAAGTGGTAACTGCTACGTCTTAAATGATGGACGTACTACGTTACTGCTTGAGGCAGGAATAAAATTTGAACGTGTTCAAAAGCATTTCAAATATAAAACAAGACATATAGCAGGGTGTCTTATCACACACGAACATGGTGATCATGCAAAGTACACAAAGCAGTTTGTCGACAATGGTGTAATCAGCTATATGACTGCTGGAACACAACGAGCTATGGATTTTGAAAGTCATCGCTTATGCACGATTAAGGCAAAGCAAGAGCTACGAATTGGTACGTGGTCAATTTTACCATTTGACATTGAACATGATGCTAACGAGCCTGTGGCTTTCTTATTACAAAGCACATTAGGTTATAAGGTCCTGTATGTTACTGATACGAAGTATCTGAAATACAAATTTAACGGCATTACGCACATGATGTTAGAAGTTAATTATATCTATGAACAAATGCAAGAAAACATAAAAAACGGCAGTGTACACAGCGCATTAGCAAACAGAATTATGGAGTCTCATTTTAGCTTAGAACATGCTATCGGAATGTTGAAAGCAAATGATTTAACTAGACTCGAAGAAATACATTTAATTCATTTAAGTAGTCAAAATTCAAATGCAAAATACATTAAAAGTGAAATACAAAAAGTGACGGGCGCGCCCGTTTATGTTGGAGGTTTATAAATGCTAAACAGAACAATATTAGTTGGTCGTTTAACTAGAGACCCAGAATTAAGAACCACTCAAAGTGGTGTAAATGTAGCATCATTCACATTAGCAGTTAACCGCACATTTACGAATGCACAAGGAGAGCGCGAGGCAGACTTTATTAATATCATCGTATTTAAAAAACAAGCAGAGAACGTTAATAAATACCTATCTAAAGGATCGTTGGCGGGCGTAGATGGTAGGTTACAAACGCGGAACTATGAAAATAAGGAAGGTCAACGTGTATACGTTACGGAAGTTATTGCTGATAGTATTCAATTTTTAGAACCGAAAAACTCAAATGACACTCAACAAGATTTATATCAACAACAAGTACAACAAACACGTGGACAATCGCAATATTCAAATAACAAACCAGTAAAAGATAATCCGTTTGCGAATGCAAATGGTCCGATTGAAATAGATGACAATGATTTACCATTCTAATTTAACCGGTTTGAAAGTGAGGTGTGTATATGACTGGTTGGATAAGTATTGATCGCTCAATTCAAAATCATTGGCTATTTAAAGAAAAGAGAACATTTTCAAAGTTTGAAGCATGGATATATTTACTCATGGAAGCGAATCATTCAAAGGCAAAAGTGCCTATTGGAAACCAAATTGTAACCGTAGAAAGAGGACAAAGATTAACATCGATTTTGACCTTGTCTGACCTTTTTAACTGGTCACGATTTAAAGTGAAAACCTTCCTTGACTTACTCGAGAGTGATGGAATGTTAGAAGTCAAAACAACATCAAAATATACCCTTATAACCATTGTCAATTATGACTTTTATCAAAGTGAGCAGGGCAGGAACCAACATCAAAACGACATCAAACCAACATCAAAACAACATCAGTCAAACATCAACCCAACATCAAAACAACATCAAACCAACACAAACAATAATGATAATAAAGATAATAATGAAAAGAATGTGAATAATGAGAAGAAGAAGACAACCGCCTTCGACTTCTTCCAAGATAACGGATTCGGTTTCATAACTTCTTACAATTTAGACGATTTAAATTATTATCTTGATTCATTTGAAAATGATTCAGATGAAATAGTTACCGCATCACTTAAAATCGCTAAAGACAGAAACAAAGTTACTTGGGGATATGCTAAAAGCATTTTGAATACATGGCTTAATGCAAACTTGAAATCTATTGAACAAGTACGTGCATTTGAAAAGCAACAACTTGAAAGCAAAAAACAAAATTATAAACCTTTCGTTAAACAATCAAAAGAAAAAACACCCAAATGGCTCACAGACAGCACGAGAGAAACGAAAACGCCGGAAGTAGATGAAAACCTTGAGAAAGACAGAGAAGCTTTTATTAAGCGTCTAAATAGCAAATGGGAGTGATTGAAAATGGATGCATTTGATAAATACTATCTATTTGATCATGACGGCAACAAAATGTTTTCAGTTACACCACATTTTAAAGATGGTCGGCATTTAGTTGTTGGAATAAAAGAAACAAAATTTAATGGTCGTCGTTGGTATTTAGACGATTATGAATTAAATACACTTATTGATAATGAACAAATGGAGTTAGGACACCAAACAAGCTTATTTGAATATATATGAGGGATTACATGGAGATAGAAATTAAATTTAATGAAGTGTTTAATGCGCCGATGGGGTCGCCTCGTCCACGCTTTCGTAATACAGGTAGATTTGTTCAAACTTACATGCCAACGTCTTACACAAAGCATAAAGCGTATATACAAGGGCAAATGCCTAAGTTAAATCTAGAGCGCGCACTAAAAATCGAATTAGACTTTTACTTTCCATTGCTTAAATCATGGTCGAAGAAAAAGAAAAGCGAAATGGTTGGGCAGTATAAAGTGACTAAGCCGGATATCGACAACTTAATTAAAACGGTATTAGATGCTTGTAATGGCCATGTATGGAAAGACGATAACCAAATTACAGAAATAACTAGCTCAAAGCGTTATGGAATTGAGCCCAAAATAATCATACGAATAGAAGAAATATAAGAGGTGGATAAAATGGCGAGAAAAGCAAGGATTGTAACAATAAATGATAAACCTTATAGGTTCAGTAAATTTGAAATGGAATTAATAGAAAGTCACGGTATAACCGCTGGAATGGTTTCTAAGAGAGTAAAAGACGGTTGGGAACTACATGAAGCAATGGACGCACCAGAAGGTACGCGTTTAAGCGAGTACAGAGAAAAGAAAACAATAGAAAGACTGGAACAAGCTAGACTCGAACGCAAATTGGAAAGAAAGCGAAAGAGAGAGGCTGAGCTAAGAAGAAAGAAGCCACACTTGTTTAATGTACCTCAGAAACATTCACGTGATCCGTACTGGTTTGATAATACTTATAACCAAATGTTCAAGAAATGGAGTGAAGCATAATGAGTGTAATCAGTAACAGAAAAGTAGATATGAATGAAATACAAGACAATGTTAAGCAACCAGCGCACTACACATACGGCGACATTGAAATTATAGATTTTATCGAACAGGTTACGGCGCAGTATCCACCACAATTAGCATTTGCAATAGGTAATGCAATCAAATATCTATCTAGAGCACCGTTGAAAAACGGACACGAGGATTTAGCAAAGGCGAAGTTTTATGTCCAAAGAGCTTTTGACTTGTGGGAGCAATGACTATGACATATAACGCGCGCAAAGAATACTTAAACCAATTTTTCGGATCTAAGAGATATCTGTATCAGGATAACGAACGAGTGGCACATATCCATGTAGTGAATGGCACTTATTACTTTCACGGGCATATCGTGCCAGGTTGGCAAAGCGTTAAAAAGACATTTGATACTGCTGAAGAGCTCGAAATATATATAAAGCAACATGGTTTGGAATACGAGGAACAGAAGCAACTAACTTTATTTTAGAGGAGATGGAAATGATGAATAATCGTGAACAAATTGAACAATCCGTTATAAGTGCTAGTGCGTATAACGGCAATGACACAGAGGGATTGCTAAAAGAGATTGAGGACGTGTATAAGAAAGCGCGAGCATTTGATGAAATACTTGATGGAATGACAAATGCTATTCAACATTCAGTTAAAGAAGGTATTGAACTTGATGAAGCAGTAGGAATTATGGCAGGTCAAGTTATCTATAAATATGAGGAGGAACAAGGAAAATGACTAACACATTAACAATTGATCAGTTACAAGAGTTATTACAAATACAAAAGAAGTTCGACGATAGAATACCGACTAGAAATTTAAATGACACAGTAGCTAGTATGATTATTGAATTTGCGGAGTGGGTTAACACACTTGAGTTTTTTAAAAATTGGAAGAAACAACCAGGTAAGCCATTAGATACACAATTAGATGAGATTGCTGATTACTTAGCTTTCAGTTTGCAATTAACTTTGACTATTGTTGATGAAGAAGATTTGGAAGAAACTACTGAGGTTATGGTTGATTTGATTGAAAATGAAGTTACTTTACCTAAACTACATTCAGTTTATTTTGTTCATGTAATGCATACACTAACAGAACAATTTGTAAAAGGTATTGATAATAGTATTGTACAAGTTTTAATAATGCCTTTTTTGTACGCCAATACTTACTATACAATCGACCAACTCATTGACGCATACAAAAAGAAAATGAAAAGGAACCACGAAAGACAAGATGGAACAGCAGACGCAGGAAAAGGATACGTGTAAAGACATCTTGGATCGAGTCAAGGAGGTTTTGGGGAAGTGAGCGACATGTTAGAAATATTTTTAATAGGGTTTGGCGTTTATCTCTTTTATCGCATAGCAATTATTTTTCTTAAGAGTAAAAAGACTATACACACAAACATATATGAAATGTTAATGCTTGCTACTATCTTTATGATATCTACAATTGCTTATAAACATCAAAAGACGCATATCTTAATAGCATTTTTAGTAATGTTTTTTATGAGTAAGCTCAAACAAGTTCAAGGGAGCTATGAGGAATGACACAATACTTAGTCACAACATTCAAAGATTCAACAGGACAACCACATGAACATTTTACTACTGCTAGAGATAATCAGACGTTTACAGTTGTTGAGGCAGAGAGTAAAGAAGAAGCTGAGCGCAAATACGAGGCACAAGTTAAAAGAGGTGCAGTTATTAAATTAGGGCAGTTGTTTGAAAATATAAGGGAGTGTGGGAAATGATTAAGCAAATACTAAGATTATTATTCTTACTAGCAATGTACGAGTTAGGTAAGTATGTAACTGAGCAAGTATATATTATGATGACAGCTAATGATGATGTAGAGGCGCCGAGTGATTACGTCTTTCGAGCGGAGGTAAGTGAGTGATGTGGATTACTATGACTATTGTATTTGCTATATTGCTATTAGTTTGTATCAGTATTAATAGTGATCATGCAAGAGAGATACAAGCACTCAGATATATGAATGATTATCTACTTGATGAAGTAGTTAAAACTAAAGGATACAACGGGTTAGAAGAATACAGGATTGAATTGAAGCGAATAAATAACGATATTAAAAAGTAATTTATATTATCGGAGGTATTGCATTGAATGATAAAGATTGAGAAACACGATATCAAAAAGCTTGAAGAATACATTCAGCACATCGATAACTATCGAAGAGAGTTGAAGATGCGAGAATATGAATTACTTGAAAGTCATGAACCAGATAATGCGGGAGCTGGCAAAAGTAATTTGCCGGGTAATCCGATTGAACGATGTGCAATAAAGAAGTTTAGTGATAACAGGTACAATACATTAAGAAATATAGTTAACGGTGTAGATAGATTGATAGATGAAAGTGATGAGGATACGCTTGAGTTATTAAGGTTTAGATATTGGGATTGTCCTATTGGTTGTTATGAATGGGAAGATATAGCACATTACTTTGGTACAAGTAAGACAAGTATATTACGTAGAAGGAATGCACTGATCGATAAGTTAGCAAAGTATATTGGTTATGTGTAGCGGACTTTTACCCTATGTAAGTCCGCATTAAAACAGTTTATTATGTTAGTATCAGATTAATATTTAAGGTTATTAAATGCTAATACGACGCATGAACAAGAGGCGCATTACTATGTGATGTGTCTTTTTATTTATGAGGTATGAACATGTTCAAACTAATTGTAAATACATTACTACACATCAAGTATAGATGCGTCTTGATACTACTTAAGTTATATAAGGTGAAACATTATGATGACTAAAGACGAACGTATACGATTCTATAAGTCTAAAGAATGGCAAACAACAAGAAAAAGAGTACTAGAAAGAGATAATTATGAATGTCAACAATGTAAGAGAGACGGCAAGTTAACGACATATGACAAAAGCAAACATAAGTCGTTGGATGTAGATCATATATTATCGCTAGAACATCATCCGGAGTTTGCTCATGACTTAAACAATTTAGAAACACTGTGTATTAAATGTCACAACAAAAAAGAAAAGAGATTTATAAAAAAAGAAAATAAATGGAAAGACGAAAAATGGTAAATACCCCCGGGTCAAAAAAATCAAAAGCGATCAAAATACTTGGGGAACGGGGAGGGGCTCGACTTCGCGATAATTTTAAAAATCCATGTATAACCCCCCTCTTATAACCATTTTAAGGCAGGTGATGAAATGGAGATTATAGTTGATGAAAACTTAGTGCTTAAAGAAAAAGAAAGGCTGCAAGTATTATATAAAGACATACCTAGCAATAAATTAAAAGTAGTTGATGGTTTAATTATTCAAGCAGCAAGGCTACGTGTAATGCTTGATTACATGTGGGAAGACATAAAAGAAAAAGGTGACTATGATTTATTTACTCAATCTGAAAAGGCGCCACCATATGAAAGGGAAAGACCAGTAGCCAAACTATTTAATGCTAGAGATGCTGCATATCAAAAAATAATCAAACAATTATCGGATTTATTGCCCGAAGAGAAAGAAGACACAGAAACGCCATCTGATGATTACCTATGATTAGTAATAAATACGTTGATGAATATATAAATTTGTGGAAACAAGGAAAGATAATTTTAAATAAAGAAAGAATTGATCTCTTTAATTATCTACAAAAACATATATATTCACGAGATGATGTATATTTTGATGAACAGAAAATCGAGGATTGTATCAAATTTATTGAAAAATGGTATTTTCCAACATTACCATTTCAAAGGTTTATCATAGCTAATATATTTCTTATAGATAAAAATACAGATGAAGCTTTCTTTACAGAATTTGCTATTTTCATGGGACGTGGAGGCGGGAAAAACGGTCTAATAAGTGCTATTAGTGATTTTCTTTCTACGCCCTTACACGGAGTTAAAGAATATCACATCTCCATTGTTGCTAATAGTGAAGATCAAGCAAAAACATCGTTTGATGAAATCAGAACCGTTTTAATGGATAACAAACGAAATAAGACGGGTAAAACGCCAAAAGCTCCTTATGAAGTTAGTAAAGCAAAAATAATAAACCGTGCAACTAAATCGGTTATTCGATATAACACATCAAACACAAAAACCAAAGACGGTGGACGTGAGGGGTGTGTTATTTTTGATGAAATTCATTATTTCTTTGGTCCTGAAATGGTAAACGTCAAACGTGGTGGATTAGGTAAAAAGAAAAATAGAAGAACGTTTTATATAAGTACTGATGGTTTTGTTAGAGAGGGTTATATCGATGCAATGAAGCACAAAATTGCAAGTGTATTAAGTGGCAAGGTTAAAAATAGTAGATTGTTTGCTTTTTATTGTAAGTTAGACGATCCAAAAGAAGTTGATGACAGACAGACGTGGGAAAAGGCGAACCCAATGTTACATAAACCGTTATCAGAATACGCTAAAACACTGCTAAGCACGATTGAAGAAGAATATAACGATTTACCATTCAACCGTTCAAATAAGCCCGAATTCATGACTAAGCGAATGAATTTGCCTGAAGTTGACCTTGAAAAAGTAATAGCACCATGGAAAGAAATACTAGCGACTAATAGAGAGATACCAAATTTAGATAATCAAATGTGTATTGGTGGTTTAGACTTTGCAAACATTCGAGATTTTGCAAGTGTAGGGCTATTATTCCGAAAAAACGATGATTACATTTGGTTAGGACATTCGTTTGTAAGACAAGGGTTTTTGGATGATGTCAAATTAGAACCTCCTATTAAAGAATGGGAAAAAATGGGATTATTGACCATTGTCGATGATGATGTCATTGAAATTGAATATATAGTTGATTGGTTTTTAAAGGCTAGAGAAAAATATGGGCTTGAAAAAGTCATAGCTGATAATTATAGAACTGATATTGTAAGACGTGCGTTTGAGGATGCTGGCATAAAACTTGAAGTACTTAGAAATCCAAAAGCAATACATGGATTACTTGCACCACGTATCGATACAATGTTTGCGAAACATAACGTAATATATGGAGACAATCCTTTGATGCGTTGGTTTACTAATAATGTTGCAGTAAAGGTTAAACCCGATGGTAATAAAGAATATATTAAAAAAGATGAAAATAGAAGAAAAACCGATGGGTTCATGGCTTTTGTTCACGCATTATATAGAGCAGACGATATAGTAGACAAAGACATGTCTAAAGCGCTTGATGCATTAATGAGTATAGATTTCTAATAGAGGAGGTGAGACATGAGTATTCTAGAAAAGATATTTAAAACTAGGAAAGATATAACATATATGCTTGATTTAGATATGATAGAAGATCTATCACAACAAGCGTATGTGAAACGTTTAGCGATTGATAGTTGTATTGAATTTGTTGCGCGAGCTGTCGCTCAAAGTCATTTTAAAGTATTGGAAGGTAATAGAATTCAAAAGAATGATGTTTACTACAAGTTAAATATAAAACCAAATACTGACTTATCAAGCGATAGTTTTTGGCAACAAGTTATATATAAACTAATTTATGATAACGAGGTTTTAATCGTAGTAAGTGACAGCAAAGAATTACTTATCGCAGATAGCTTTTACAGAGAAGAGTACGCTTTGTATGATGATATATTCAAAGATGTAACGGTTAAAGATTATACTTATCAACGTACTTTCACAATGCAAGAGGTCATATATTTAAAGTACAACAACAATAAAGTGACACACTTTGTAGAAAGTCTATTCGAAGATTACGGGAAAATATTCGGAAGAATGATAGGTGCACAATTAAAAAACTATCAAATAAGAGGGATTTTGAAATCTGCCTCTAGCGCATATGACGAAAAGAATATAGAAAAATTACAAGCGTTCACAAATAAATTATTCAATACTTTTAATAAAAATCAACTAGCAATC